TGTGGCGCTGCCTTTTGTAATTCTCCACGCGTAACTGGAGTTGCTGTCACCTAAGCAATTTACAAAATGAATCCATTGGCACAGAACTGTGCCTGTAGCTGGTTCGCCAATGTGCCAGCCAGTAGGCGTCGCGCCAGCTTCGCAGCTAACAAACTTAGATCCCTGTCCGTTGACAATGCGAAAGCCAGCGGTAATGCAATCTTTGACTGTAATGTTGTAAGCCGTGACCGCATTGTCAATGTTGATCAGGGTAGTCGGCCCCATATAGACGCCGATGTCGCATCTATCTGTAGTGCCTCCGTGCGCGTCAACATTGCTAATGTCAAACTGCCAAGAATGATTCAGGTTTAGTCCATACTTGCAGCCGTAAAGCGCAATATTCTCAATGGTGCATCCATTGGTGAAGACCGTGTAGATGCCATGAGCATTTGCGTTTGTATTGCCACCACCCCTAATGGTCATGTCTCGAATGCAGCCATCATTCCAAGGTGTGGCCGATGTGTTTGCTGAGCTAATAACGGGGTAGTTGCCAGAGGCAAAGATTTCGGTAGACAGAACACCGGACCCGATCAAGGCTAAGCCATGCTTGCCAGTCAGATCAAGGCTTGCCGTTAATTTGTACCGACCTGGCGGCAAGTAAAGATTGCCTCCATCCGCAGTAAACGAGTTGTATGGAGCGAAAGAATTAATCGCCGCCTGGATAGCCGCCGTGTCATCCGTCACACCATTCCCAACCGCACCAAAGTCCTTTACGGATACCACGTCCTTCAGCTTGCTACTCCAAGACCTGGTAACGGCTCCAGCACCGTCTTGAGTAAATCCAGGTGTTCCAGTGTAAGTGTTATCAACCGTGGTATCGACGTAGTTCTTGGTGGCAACATCTTGCGCAGCAATCGGGTCCCCGGCGTTGGTGATCCGCTTGCCGCCAGCATCCAGCAGGCCCTGGGCGTTGATAAAGACAGCGTCCTGGAACTGGTCGTCTTGCTCTTGGTTGACGTAGGTCTGCTGCAGGTTGACGGTGTCTAGGTCCGCCGCGACCAAAGTGGACCCATCAGTGAAGTCCACCAATGGGGCGCTGACCGGTGTCACCCGCCTGACTTCCACCCGGGCGGCATTGGCCGGGGCAGGGCTGACCTGCACCGTGGTGTTGTTCACCCAGGTGAAAGCTGTGCTGACGTAGTTGACAGAAACAAAAACGTGCTCCCGGCGGATGTACGGGAATCCAACGGCGAACTGGGTGGTCGACCCGTTGCCCGTGTAAACGTTGTAGGAATAAGCCATCGGGATTTAACGGGGGGTTGGGGACCAGGGGGCGCTGGGTTGCGCTGGCTGCAAGCTGTTGTCCATACCGTACTGCTGAATGTAAGTTTTTTCAGCCTTTCTGGCTTCAGCCTCGGCTTCTTCGGCAGCAATGAGCTGACCTTTGGCCGTGTTGAATTTGAAGTCCTCCTTGGCCAACTTTTTGAACCGTTGGATCTCGGTTTGGATTGCAGCAGCACGGAGGCTGACGTCGCGGCTTGACGGGCCCTCCACGGGCCAGGACTGGTACTGAGGGGACTCGATCAACTTGGTGGCTGTCTGTTCAAACGTCAAGCCGTACTCGTCCTTGACGGACGCAAAGCGCACGACGTAGTCCTCAAGCTCGCTAGGCGTCAGGCGCATCTCTGGGCCAAAGTCAGCGGCCCGTGGCCCAGAGAAATTGGTGCCCTTGCCAGACAGCATGCCCATTTCCTCGTGAACAGGCCCAAGGGTCTCGCGGCCCTGTTGGAACGCAGCGAACGGGGTGTACTGCATGGCGGCCTGGAGCCACGGCATGTCAGCTGGGATGATCTCTGCGCCCAAGATGCCCTGGGTCAAGATCGGGGCCCCGTTGATCCAATCACGACGCGCCGGCAACGTGTTGGACCATCCAGGCGTTGCGTTGCGTACCTCGTCCAAGGTCTCCTGGAAGAAGCCCATGAGCCCGCCGATGTCGCTTGGGTCCACGGTGCGGCTGATCGGATCTGTCTCGCGTCGTGACGCCCGCAAGGCGCTGCTGTACGGCACCAGGCTGGCCACGATCCTGGACATGTACCGAGCCAACGGATCGCGTTGAGCGGGCCCCGTGATGATTTTGCTGGGGTTGAACGCTGCTTCGTACAACTCGTTGAAACCTTGGAAATAGCTTTTGCTAAGCACACCGCTGGTCGACATCCGAGCCAAGGTCAGCACCAGGCTGGACCCCAAGCGGTTGCGGTTCTCAATTGACAAGGAATTGGCAATGTCGGTGTAATCACCGATGGCCCCAAAGAGCGTGGCAAATGGTTCCAGGGCTCTCATGGACGTAGGGACCGACCAAGTCCTTGCGGTTTCGTCCCAGATCTGGATCGAATACGGCATCCGTTTCTCAATCGTCGTCCACTTCTCCTTGGCGGCAGGGTCAATCGGGCCACCACCGTTGAACCTGAGATACCCCAGACCCGAAGCCATGGCGACCATCGACAAAGCTGCGGACCCAAGCGCCACTTCCCCCACGGCCCGGTCCCGGGTGAAGGCGTCCTCGCTTGTGACGTCCCTCCACCACGTATCGACAAAGACCGCAGCGGGCGTGTTGCGCATGGCGGACTTGATGATGTTTGACGGCACCCGTTGGAACGGTTGGACAAACTTGAAGATCGGGCCAATCCCGCGGGCATTGGACAGCGTTTGCATGGCTTCGCCTGGGAGCGACCCAATGCGACCAAAGGCCAGGGCCCGGTTGTTAAGGGCAAAGTTGGCCAAGCGGTGTTGCATCTGGCCCTCGTCCACGTACTTCTGGGCAAAGTCCTGCAAGTCGTTGCCGCTCAAGCCTTTGGACTGGCCGATGCTGATGCCGTTCGACAGGGTCCTGGTCTCAAGCTCAGTCCACACGTTGTCGGTGAAGTTGATGGCGTTCATAAAGTTCTGGGCCTGAGGGCTTTCCATGACCACGTCGGCCAAGTTTTTGCCGTCAATCACCGCTGACTTCATGGTCTCTTGGGTCCTGGCGTCTGCGTATTGCTGCGCAAACTTCCATGCCTCTGGGCTGAACTCCTTCATGCCACGCTCCATTGCCAGATCCATGCCCCGGGGCAGGTGACGCACGTGCTCGTAGGAGTAACCAGCGAGCGTGGAGTTGAAGGTGTCGATGCCAAGGGCCAAGCGGCTGGCGCCTGTGCCGACGACCTGCCACAGCTTGTTGATGGCCTGGCCGATGGGGCGTTGAGCGTACTCCTGGCTCATGTTGACCGTGTTGATGGTCCAACCGGTCTGGGCATCTGGTCCAGACAACAACTCGCCCTGGGCGTCGCGTTGCGCAATACGGTCCAGCCAATCGAGTGAGCTGACGTCCATGTTCATCAACGACCGGCCAGCTTTCAAGGAGTGGCCAGCAATGCGCATGGCGTTGCTCAGGTTCATCCAATACTGCTGGTACATCAGCATCGAGTACATGGCTCGCTTCATTTCGCCCTGGGCCACGGCACCCGCTGCTTGTTGCAGTGGGAACCGAGCCAGGTTCAGCATGCCGTTAAAGAAGTTGGTGTTTGCAGTGACGCCACTGCTGATCAGGTTGTTGACCCGCAACATCAGCAAGCCGCTGGGGCCAGTGTTTTGAATGGCCGGGTCATCAAGACGACGCCACCACCTCTCGCGCATGGCTGGCTCAGCGCCGGCGCTGATCAGGCTTTGGGCCAGCGCATCAGCTGCAGCCTGGGCCTTAGGCGTGATTTCGCCACCGTTGGCGGCTTGCACTAGCTCCTCGTCGATCTTGCCGGTGATGGTCTCCTCGATCGTTCGGGCTCCTTCGACTTGAAGCTCCCTGGTAATTGCTTCCTCGATGTCGACCGCTTCGGCTGGTGGACCGGCAGGACCGGCAGGACCGGCAGGACCGGCGCCGACCATCTCTGCCGATGGCCCAGGAGCAGCCGGGGGCTCACCTGCCACTTGCGCCACACCTGTTGCCGGTGGCACCTCGTAGTTGCGGGGCACCTGCATCTCAACGCCTAGCTGGCCCCAGGGCCTGGTGACTCGCATCACGGCTTCGTGGGTGGCACGTGCTGACTCAGCCGCGGTGATCAACCGAGCCAGGCGTTCTGATTCGTTGAGACCTTCGACACCAGCTGAGTTCAGCCACATGGCAGCTTCCATCGAAGCCTCAACCTGCTTCTTGTCGGCCAGCCACATGGCACGGTTCAAGGCGCCCAACTGGTACTCCTCAAAGCCAGCAATCAGTGGATCCAGGCCCCGCATGATGGCAGGGCCGTCTTGACCGTGACGAGTCAGCCACGCTTGGCTCAAGGACCGGTACTCCTCCCGGGTGAACACTGGGCGTCCAGACATCTCGGCCCGATCGGGGAGCACCTTGGACATGGCGTTGTAACCGTCGACCAGATCTTCCTTGGTTGCGGTGTAGATGCTTTGACCGGAAGGGCTTTGGGTCTTCTGGAAGCTGTTGGCCAGCAGATCGTCGTAGCTGAGTTCTCCGCTCAACAGCTGCTCCTTGGTCAACCCAAGTTGCTGGGCAAATCGACGCACCCACTCGTCGCTGTTTTCAGGACCAGGGCTTGGATCCACCGGCCGCGGCCCTTCTGGCCCTTCCGGCTGGTCTGGCACGGCCCGGAGCCTGTCAGCGGCGGCGGCATCCGCCTGCATGTCTTCCCGCACAAAGACGGATTCTTGGTTTGCACGGGTGCCCACTTCGCCGGCGTACGCCCGCTCAAGGACGTCGTCCCAAGTCTGGAACCCGTTACCAGAAGCCCAGTTTTTAGTCGCTTCAAGCAATCGTGTAAACCGATCAAACAAACCTTTGACGCCTGTGCTGACCTTGAACTGCAGTCTTGCGTCACGGTTCAAGCTGTAGACCGCTGCTGCTTCAGCAATGATTTCCCAGTCGTCGGCAGAAGCCAAGTCCTCCAAGCCGCCGAGGGCAGCAATCTTTTCAAGCTCTGGCCTGGCTGCCTTAAGAACAGCATTTTCCGCTGGTGTGTATAGCTGATCATTCAGGTAATGAACAACTTCGTGGTACCCGGTGCCGCGCAATTCATGTGGTGTTGCATCTGCCAACGCAATGCGGATCAGGTTTTCTGTGGGGCTGTATAAGCCAGGAATGCTGATTTGATTGCTTTTGACTGAGTCCGGGATGCCCCAGTCTTTTCGCGTCTTTGCCTCCAACGCTGGGCTCAGCTTGATCTTGCGCTCAAACCTGATTTCGACGTTGGGCCCTGCAACCCGCTGCAGGTCAGCACTCAGCTTGGCCAGTAATTCCTCCCGAACGGCAACTGGCCGCTTCCACAATGGCGTGGTGAAGTCCAGTATTGCGGACCGCATTTCATTGGTGATTCGGACCGTTTCATCGCCTTGCGACTGAAGTTCGGCATCGCGCAACCGGTTGGCCAGTTGCCTGAGCCGGCGAATAAAGCGACCGCCTTCCCCGACAGAGCCGTAGCCAGGCATGCCGGTTGTGGAAACCCGACCGCGAGTGCCACCACCAAAGCCTTGGTCCGGCAGTTCAATGACGCCAGGCTGCGCGTCCCTTGCTTGAGCTTTGATGGCAGTACGCACCCTGTCGCCATGAGCGGCAATCTCGGCAACGTCGTATCCGGCGGCCTCTACTGCTGCCCGGAACTTGGGCGCAGCCTTGGAAACCGTTTTGACGTCATTGGCCAAGATGTATGCAGCGCGGTCCAGGTCACTGGCGAACCGCAACTGGAACTGCTTGGAGCCGTAGCTGTAGCGCGGGGCCGAGCGTTGCAGCTCATCTGGCAGCCGAAAAGCTGTAGCGGCATCAGGCTCAGCTGTTGCTTCCAGCCGTTCTTGCAGTTGTTTGCCGTCAACCCCGGCATCTTCAAGCCCCCGGAAGATCTCAGCCTGCTGTTCAGGCGGCAGGTCGCCCAACGCTTCACTTAGGACCGTCTTTGTTTCTGGGGTCAGGGCTTGTGGCGCAGTTGCGGGGGCAGCTTGCAGGTCAATGACGCCACCCTTGCCGCCAGGAGCGCCAGCAGTCCCGGTCCACTGGATGGCGTCGTAGCCCTGGTCCCTGGCCGCGGCCGTGATGGCATCCAGATTGGCGGTAGGGGGCAGACCGAGAGTCAAGCGAGCATCGGCCAGGCTCTCAGCTGACAAGGGGTCCGTAAAGGCAGCAGCAGGCGGGGCAACAGCAGCGGCTGGTGGTGCTGGTGGCTCAATCGCAGCAGCGGCCACGTTGCCCATGGGCTGAACTGCTGTGCGTGGGGCCGCAGGCGCCGGAGTTCCCGCACTTGGGACACTCGGGACCACAGCCTGGGCTGGCGCTTGCTCAAAGGGCAACCGTGGCCTGCCACCTTCCGCTTCAATCGCAGCACGGAGCCGCTCAAGGTTCTCGGTGACGATGGCTTTAGCCGAACGCTTGGGGCCCACCAAGGCCGCCATTTCATTCAGCAGGTCCCGCACTGGCCCGGTGTACCCGGTGACCCGGTCAAAGATCTCGACAGCAACAGCAGCCTGGCCCCTTGCAGCTTGCGACCCGGCGACGTCGACGACATTGCCGGCAGCTTCAAGGATCCCCCTGCGCCCTTCCCGGGACACAGACGTCAGCGCAACCATCTCCTCCCGCAAGGCTTTGAACGCCTCGGTCCTGATGTCCAACAGTTGATCAAAATTGCTGGTCTTGAACATGTCCTCAAACCCAGGCAACACGCCACCGCCAGTGGCCTCAGCTGTCTGAGCAAACTTGGCCTCCTGCATGGCCTGAAGAATCTTGTCGGCCGGCCAGCCCTTCTTGGCCGCCTGGGCCGCCACGTCCCGTACGACGACGTCGTCGAGCTTCACGCTGCCCAGGGCCACAGCTTTCTCCAGGCTCAACTTGCCGGTGGCGCCTTGTTCAAAGATTTCCTGCGGCAAGCGAGACAGCGCCACACCTTTCTCCGCCACGCCCTTGGTGACGTCAATGTTGCGACGAGCCATTTCCTCGCCGTCAATGCCCATGTCGCGCATGATCTTGGCTGCGTCCCAAGCCGTGCCTTGACCTTCGGCAATGTTTTCCATTGCGCCAATGGCCCGAGCCATGTCGGCATTGGGGGCGTCGATCTCCCAGGTCAAGATGTTCTGGACGCCAGACCGACGGGCCAGATCCAAGCGGTTGTGGCCATTGACGACCAGCAGGCGCCCGGTCTCCGGGTCACGCCAGACGCTGACGATCTTGCCGAACAACGGGTCATAGGACTTGGCATCCTTCAGGGACCCGGAGACACCACGCTTGCCTTTGCCTTGGCCAGCTGCCTTGAACTGCAACCTGACCGGGTCGGTGTCAATGTCAACAACAGGCGTTTCCCGCACTTGGGAATAGCTCGGCATGGCGTTGCCACGGTCCACCGTCGGCACCGGGCCGGCTTCATCAGGCACCGTGTTAGACGCACGGGACACCGCAATCTCGGCGTCGGTCGTTGCTTTGACGAAATCAGCTGTTGCTGCTTGCACGTCGGTCCGGGGGTCGTCAAGACGCCCTTGGACCTCAACGCCTTGCTGTTCCCACAACGGCGTCCGGGGCCGCATGTCCATGTACGCCTTGGCAATGTCAGGCGCGGAAGGCTTGCTCTTGGGCGCGGCCTGGGTAACGCCGGGGCCAGCATTGGGATCGGTGGCAACCTTGGCGCCGGGGCCGACGGGGGCCGCAGTGACGTCAACTGTTTGCCCAGACGCCGGTGGCTCAGGTGGGACGTTGGGATCAGTCGACCTGGCAGCTTGGCGAGCATTAGCCAGGTTGATGATCGACTTCGCCACCCGGCCGAGGCCCTCGATGGTTGCGCTGGCCGCTGGGCCGACAAAGAACATGCCTTCAACGCCGGACTTCCAACGTGCATCAGCAGCAGTGTCACCAGGCGCTGAACGCACCAAGTCAAGCAACGGGGCATGGATCGGTGTCCCGCGCTGCTTCTCGACCCAGGTCAGGACCTGATCCGTCAGCGTCGAGCCTGCGTCAAAGCCCGCGTAGTCGACAATGAAGCCAGGCGCAGCGCCTTGGGCAACGATGGAGCCAGCTCCAATCGCAGTCTTTGCCGCAACACCAGTGACGCCAGGAGCGCCCTTGGCAAAGGAGCCCAAGGTCTTGAAAGCCTGGACCAAGGGTTGCGCCGTCCTTGCCGCACCAGCAACAAGAGGCACTTGCATGGCCGCACCGCCGGCTCCCTTCAGACCCTTGGACGCCAGGAAGAATCCCATGGCCCCTTGGATGAACCCGCCCAGCACCTCTTCCGTCGGGTTCTGGTACTTAATCTTCGGCAAAGCCGGCAACACTCCCAGCAACTAGGCGTCCGGGGC